ATAAGTGATCTTCAGACTTAGTATCTACATCTTCAGGGTTTCTAGCATCCACTGGTAATGCTGCTATCTGACTGATCAGGTTCTTACAACTCTTTAATATCTTTATCTTAGGCTCACCAGTATCTTCATCAATCATCAATCTCTTATGTAACTCTATCTTACCTGCTACCCTAGATCCTGGTGATCTGTCTGATGGTCTAAATCTACATCCTTCTCTATTCATAGTCTCTGCTATTGATGGACCTACATCACCTCTCTTAGCCCAACATGAACTATCTAGTAATGCATCCTGTATTCTACCATCATCTTCTTCTACTTCCATAATCATCTGACCTAATCTATCTGCTGTCAAACGATTTACATACAACTCTCTATATATCCACAAACATCCATCGTAATCTACTGCACCCCATAATATACCTGAATGTGCTGCATATCCAAAGTCTGCTGATCTTATCTTAGTCCACCCATTCGGTATTTCAAAACTATCACACGTATGTATACTCTTATCAAACTCAGGGAATGCACCTTCATCTACTACATCCCAATCACCATACAGAAACTGCTTACGTTTTACTTCTGGTAGTGATGCTAACATAGCAACATAACTCTGATCTTGTGTGAGATACGGATTATCCCATACTGATGCTGCTATAAACTTTCTTGTTAT